GCTGTGGTGCGCCTTGAGCCAACTGGATGACCGCCTGATACTGGACGATCTTCTGGGCCATTGTGGCGGCGTTGGGGTCGCTTACGGGGATTACTTCTACAGTGTCGTAGTCTGCCTGCTTTGCACGCTCATCGCCCACTACAGGCTCATACTCGTAGCTAGGTGACGTATAATCGCGGATCAGGACCTTGAGGAGTTTGAACTCCTGCTTCATCGAATAGTGGATGCGTGCCTGCACAGCAGACATGATCTTGAGCGTGCGCTCCAGAATAGCCAGCGTGGTCCCGACAGGGGCTTGTGCCGACATGTCGCTAATCTTCATATCAGCGGCGGCAGCGAAGCGGCGACCTTCTTCTACAATAGTGCCGAGGAGGCTGTAGAGCACTTGGCTTGGCTCTTTGTACGGCAGTGGCATGATATTATCACGCATAGAGCCGCTAGCTACGTCTACATCGCGCCATTCGGCTGGGCCGATAGGCGTATCGTCACCTTTTACTCTAAGACCCTTAGTTTTGAAGCCGCCCGGTAGATTAGAAAGGGTACCAGCATCAACAAGCTGACGAATAAGAGAAGTACCGGACTTAGCAAAAGCACCAACAAGATGGATAAGTCCAAAAGCATAGAAACCGAAGCCCGGCACATACGAGTAATGTACGAAGTGGTTGCGCTTACGCTTTCGCTTATCGTTCTGGTTCCAGTTGCGGCGAATTGAGAGGACCGTTTCGCTAGCTTTGTCCACAGTGACGATATACGGTAGTCCGACGTCGCCATCTTCTTTCTCCCTGTACTCGTCGTCTTCAATAACCAGATCGACATGCATCTCTAGGAGCTTGTAGCGGTCGTCCGATGTGGCGCGGAACCCCATCTTCTCCGCAATGGCCTGCTCGACATCATCCATGGTGTCGGTGGGTTCCGGCAGGTCCACATCACGGTAAAAACCTGAGCGCTGGAGGCGCTTCATTTCATTCTCGGTCTTACGCATCACGTGAGTGACGCGCTCGGCGGTTTCTAGGTTAGATGCGCCATATGGGACTACAACGTCCTCTGCCGGTACATACATAGCCGTTGGGCGATCAACCGCCGGGTCGTAATAAACCTTCTTGAACGCGTTACCTGCCAGCCCTAGACCCCAAAGCATGCGCTCATGCTCGGGTCGGTACTCAACCATGCGCTCAGTAAGCTCATAGTTCATGTTGTTGCGTACGCGCTCGGCGGACTTTTTCTTTTCTTTTGTTTCTTTTCCGATGATCTTGGTCTTCACCGGCCCTTGAGCCGGGAAAGTTTCCATCATGGTCTCGGCTTGGAACTTAACGAGCGCTTCAGACAGCAGTGGGTGGTATACACCGCAGGCACCGGGCCAAGGTTCGCTACGATCTTCTACTTTAAGGCCAAGAAGCTCCAGACCGTCTACGTAAGTCTGCATCCAGTCCTTACGAGAGTCCAGATCGTCCTCGTAGTCGCCGGTAAGCTCGCTAGCAAGCTCCTGAAGCATCCCCTCATCGAGGTCTTCAGCCATGTTCTCGTTAAATTCTTCGTCCTCGCCCGGCTCAAGCTCGATTTCGAGGCCGTCCATCTCAATACTAACCGACTCAGGGTCCTCAATCTCAATCTCAATGGCCGGTTCGTCGTCCATCAGACCCATTTCGTCCATACCTAGCCCCATAGGAGCTTGATTGAGAGCCTTGTCGATATCCATGGTTAGTCCTTCTTGGTCTGACGACGCTTAACAGGAGCTTTTTTGGCTGGTTTAGCTGGTTTTTCTTCCGCTTCTACCGGCTCGGAGGGCTTTTCTTCCGCCTTTACTGGCTCAGCGGGCTTTTCTTTAGCCAGCGGCCCCAAACCAACGCGAATATTGTTCTTGATGCAGTACTCGTTGGTTTCTTGGGCTGCCTCAAACGACGCAGAGAACCCCATACCTTCTTGCATAGAGCGATTGAACATAGCGCGGGCGGCATCGCGCCATTTTGCCCACTGAGTTTTACCTACTTTGAATGGATTGTCGATTTTCATCACTTAAGTCCTACCTTCTTCATCCACTTATACACCATATACACAGCGTTTGCACTATTGGCACCCTTAATTAGGTTCGCCCGGTTCGAAATTACTGCAATATTGCCCATTGTGTAGCCTTTTTTGGGTATTTTGCGGTCTATACACGGACTTTCTGGCCTAATAAACTTATTACCTTTGAACTTAAACTTGGTGCCAAACACGGGGCATTTATCGGGCATTATAGAAACCACGTATGCCGCAGTAATGTCGCATGGTATGTTTCTTTTCCTTGCTCTGACCTTCGCGCTATTAACAGCAGCGGCAGCCCAAGCCATTTCGGGGTTGTTCTTTCTCCAGCGTTTTTGCGCTTCGCGGTTCTTTTTTGACCTAGCGTAGCGTTGTTTTGGTGTAAGTGCTTCATTTTTAATAATATCCCGGTTGTCTTTGAGACCGGAATGCCGGGACTTCGTCCGGCTCGTCGAGCGCTGTACCAACGTAACCCCCTCGTCTGAATCTATGCATAGCCATAGAGACGCTATCCACGTAGTCGTCGTGTGCCCCCGCAGGGAATTCTGCTACTTCATCGATCACCTCTTCTGCCCACCGAGTAGCAGGTGCCCATACCCGTCCAGACGCAAAAAGGTCGCTCACAGCGTTCAATCGGGAAATCTTGTCGTTCCCCCGTGTCGGTGTAAATTCTTGGACGGGAATCCCCATAGCCCGCATCTCGTAGATCAAAGGCGCACCGGAAGCCTTTTTCTCGATTATGACGCTGTCTGGCTCCCATTCTTGGTACTCGTCTACTGCAACCCGTTTTAGTTCTGGAAACTCCATCCTATCACGAAACGCATTAAGTAAAATAATGTTTGCTTGACTAATCCCCGCATCATCAGGGTGATAAAACACGCCCCACGTAGTACAGGCAGAGTAGTCGGCGCGCTGAGTCTTCTCGAACGCGGTGTCCCAAGACTGTAGAATAAAGTCGCAATACGGCGGACTGTCGCCTTCCCACTCCTGCCACCACTCGCGTTTTACTATAGCGGCGCTCTCGGATACTGGGTTTTGCTGGTACTGCGCCATCCACTTGGAGTTGGGCAGTTCATTTTTCAGCTTGGCAAGCTCGTCCAACGACCAGAACTCTGGCCACAGAGGGTTGCCGCTAGGTAGAATTGCCGGGAATTCAATGACTTCCCACTCGTCGCCTTCCCGTTGGGCAGCGGCCTTGATTATTTCGCCTGTGAGGTCGCGCTTGGACCACCGTGTCATAACAACGACAATAGCCCCGCCCGGCTAGAGACGCTGGCGAGGACCTGAGGTATACCACTCGTATGTCTTGTCGTAGATGTCCGGATTAACTTCCGCTAATGCCGCTTCCTGCTCGGAGTGGGGGTCGTCAATAATCAGAAGATCGGCACCTTTACCGGTTACCGCACCTCCCACACCGATGGCGAAATAATCACCCCCTTTCGACGTGTTCCACCGACCTGCGGCTTTACTGTCTGACGACAAACCCAGATCAGGGAAGATTTTGTGGTACGCCTCGCTGTCCACGAGGTTTCTCACTTTACGCCCAAATCCTACAGCAAGCTCAGCGGTGTGGCTAGTCTGGATGACCTTCTTGTGCGGGTATTTCCCCAAGAACCAAGCTGGCAGCAGGTAGCTGGCAAACTCGCTCTTGGTGTGTCGCGGAGGCATGTTAATGATGAGGCGTTTTAGTTCACCTTTAGCCACCCGCTCGAACGCATTAGCCATCTTGGCGTGGTGCCTACCGGCTATGAATGTAGGCCAAACCTGCTTGACGAAGGGGATAAACTTATCCGTCGCGTCTTTCTTGGATTTTAGCTCTTCGAGCTTTTCCAGTTCTGCAAGGAGCAACTGTTGTTCTGCCGGGGGCAGTGTATGCAGCAGGCCGGGGATGTCAGCCAGACTGATCTCGTCCAGTATCTTTTTCTTTGGCCTGCCGCGCTTGGCCTTCTCTACCCGCTTGCGTGCCATGGGGTTATATTTCCCCCTGTAGGAACATAAAGAGCTGAGCCAGCATAGGCATACCGCACTCAGTGCATTCAGCCATCATGTAGTCGCCATCAGTATAGACACACAAACCTACACTACCGCATGTACACCCTAGTGTGCGGATCGGCCCGTTCTCGTCATACTCTTGGTCCGCCAGCCGCTCAGCTTCCCGCTCAGCGCGCTCCTTGCGCTTCTGCTCGAAGTTTATGACGCTGCCGGTGACCCAAACTTCCTCATTCTTCGCCATCAGCCTGCTCCTCCACTTCCTCGAACTCGGCGTCTTGTACTTGCTCCTTGTTATACACGCCTAGCTCCTCATCTAGGTCCATGCCCAGCGGCTTCACATCGATAATGTCTGCGTTCAGTAGCCGCTTGACTCGCTCCTTGATGGCCGCCTCAAGGCTTTCCGGTGAGTTGTAGTTGATGGTGATCTCGCTGCGCTCGGTGAACAGGCCGATGTCGCTGTGCTTGCCGAGGAGTTCTATCGCCCTCAACTCGTGACGCACGTCACCGCAATCAGCTATTTCGAGGAGTTTGTTGGTAAGTGCTGCGCGTACTTGAACCACATCAAGAGCAATGGCTTGCCCGTACGCCCGCAGGAAAGAAGCCGCACCGTAAGCTACGGGTAAACTAGTTAGCGGCCCGGTATCTTTTTCTTTGATGACTTTGTCTATTAGCTCTTTTTCTTTAGCTAGCGTCTTGTCGTCTACTTCTATGGGTGCGCCTAGGGCTTCAAGTAACTCGGCAGTGTTAGCTGCTACGGCAAGCTCATCCTCAAAGGTATGCACCGAATCGTCCGCGTCATCGTAGGGGACAGGATGCTCTTTTGTAGGCGTTAACTTTACTGTTTTAGCTTTGGTACTCTTTTTAGCCACGGTCTTGTCCCGGATTGGCGTTACTGTTGTAGCCCTATTGTGAGTAGTTTGTTAGTTCCTGTCAACCGCTGCCAACCAAGCCTCAACTGTCAAGCGGTGCTTGACACTACATTCCATATAGCGGGCAATCAGGTGGCTTTCCCATAGCGCCCGCTCTGGGTCAATGAGCGGGTCGGGCACATCGTCTAGTGGGCGGCAGTTACTCTCTAGGTTCGCCGGAGGCGGCGGCATTGGCGTTATCGATACCGCCTTGGAGCACCCCGACAATAGTATCAGGAGCAGCACAGCTAGGGGCAGGAGCAGGAACTTCACGATAAATCTCGCGTATGCTCGTTCCTCT